TCATGGGAAACAGCCATGCTGAACTCTGGGAAAACAGCCATGCCGTACTCTGGGGAAACAGCCATGCCGAACTCAGGGAAAACAGCCATGCCGAACTCAGGGATTTTTCATGTGTTCACAGATTTTATAAAAACAAAATAAAACAAGGCGCATATGCATCCGTTATTGATATTAAATATCCTGATAATATTAAGGATTGGTGTGCCATGAAAGGCATTAAAATCAAGAACAATAGAATTTATCTCTGGAAAACTGTGAATAAAGAAGGAAAAGATTTTTATTCCAACTCTATTTTGTATGCCACTAAAAAGGAAATCATTGACCCCAAATGGCAAGATTATTTTAAGGGCGAATGCGGGGCGGGATTACATTTGGCTGATTGCCCGTCATCGGCAAGATATTTTTGCAAGGATAAAGACAGTTCGCGGCTTTTCAAAGTGGCTGTAAATATAAATGATTGCTGTGTTTATGGTGGACTGCCTAATTATCCCATGAAATTGAGAGCCAAGAAATGCAGGATGGTCAAGGAATTTCCTATTGATTACAATGAGTAACATCACATAAGGAGATAGCAATAATAAACAAAGGTGAATCTGGCACACAAGATCCCGATGAGTGTCTTTACTATGTGCAAATTAACTATGATTTTAAAGCGGCATTCACACATAAACGAAGTGACGGTTTAGCGAAATGTTTAGAGCGAGCAGCGAAGGCGGTGAGACTATATGAAAAAAACAAGCGTAAAGCCACTTAAACGCCCCGTGCGTAAGAGATCGATTAAAAAGCCTATCACCCCACGGTCAAGGATTACGTCTTGCCTACGTCGGCTTTGGATGTTCTCACGTGAAAAAGCGGAGCGATTAAGAATTGATAAAAAGACATGCCAATATTGCGGAGCGATAGAACACCTGGAGGTACATCATTTTGAGAATATCCCCTGGGAAAGCATCATCCGTATGATTTATAATTATATCCTTGTATCACCTGATAAGTGCATAACGCTATGTAGAAAATGTCATAAAATCGAAACCGATAGGCAAAGGAAAACAAAATAATGCAATGCCACTTCAATAAACACCTGCGCTGCCGTAATACATATTGGGTTCAGGGTGAAGAAAAGAACTCCTGCTGGTCAGAAAACAAACTATTCCTTGAACTCCTTGCTGAATATTTCTATGATAATGGCATGATTTCAGTTCCGTTAGAGCACCAGGAGCACCCGACATTTAAGCAGCCGTCTTATTCATTGCAGATTAAACATGCAGAGGTTTACAGTTGGTTCAATGACCGCATATCACCCGATGAAAACAATATCGCTGTCCTGGAGCCCTGGATTAAATCAGGGGCATTGAAAATGTCGGCTGAACGATTAGCAGCGATAACGGATATAAACATCTATATGAATCACATAATATGCAGAGTGCTTCAGGTTGCGGAGTGGAGATATTTAGATAATGGGTATAAATTGAGAGGGAGGTGAATATGAAAGGATATGAATTTGTTAGAAAGATATTTAATCGTCCCGATATGCCGGAAGATTTAGCCGATGGTATTTTATGGGGAACTACAGGTTATCCGTCTTTTTTTCACACAAACGATCATATTAAAGAAATGGCGTATCAGTTGAGACATGCTCAAAGATCATTTAAAAGAGGGTTTACAATGGATGATATTTATATGGGGTCTGATTCATTAAAACCTGAATTAAGGGGGAGATAATATGGAAATAGAAAAAGAACCTTGTTACCCAATATATGATTTTTATGCTACTTGGATTGAAGATAAAAAAGGTGAGGTTTATGCAAGTTGGTCTATAGCATTGCCTGAGAACAAATTTTGGAACTCAACTTCATTTAGAAAAATGTATAAAACAGAACCTTGCAATCAAGAATTAAATAAATATCTCATTGATTGGTGGGATAAATACAGAAATAATGATAAAATGAAAGATAAAAATATAAGTGTACCCATTCTAAAAGTTGAATTATTTGAATGGGAGACATGGTGTCTTACATGGTTTCAGCATGAAACATTTGATGTAGGACAATCAGACAGGGAAGCCCTTGATAGTTTTAGACGTTTTGTAGATCGTAAGATAATACTTAATAAGAAATCAAGATTTGAAAATGGTAAAGATATTTATTGTTTAATGGGAGCTGAAGACCGTTGGAGATGGTGCGGGGCCGAACCCAACGGAGATTCTAATAGCAAAAGTGAACCGCCTTGTAGATGTAAATTTTGTAAAGAACAAGGTGTTATAAGAATAGGTCATTGAAAAAGCTCTTGAGTTTTTTTAATCGTTCTGCCGCATGTGGGGCAAAATTTCTCATCAGATTTTAATGCTAATCTGCGCCGTTCATTATCTTTTTTAATTATTGCATTTTCGCATTGTATATTCATCATTTTAATCCTCCTTTAAGGCCATAGGCCGGAATAGGTTAATCGTTTTCAATAATAAATTCGTGTTCCGTGCGATCCTGCGAATCCTCGACCTTGGATAAAGCCAATATCTCGTCACTGTCCCAATTACTAACATCGTCTATAACACATTGATTGCTTTCATGTCCTGGGCGTGGATCGTAATATCTCAAGCTGATTTTTTTCATTGTTATGCCTCCTTTGTTAGTGGTTAAATCTCTAAATACTCTATAGCATCCCCTGTTGATATGCCATTGTCCTGCATGATGTTAATTGCTTGTGTGACTAGCAATCCAATGTTATCCTTGGCCCATGCTGTACTGTTGATAAGTTTTTGCAAGTCTGCGATATTGTCTATTTTGTCCTGTATCTCTTTTTCCATTGTTTTATCTCCCTTTTTAGTGTTTATGTTTAATCCCTCTATACTGCCCTCATGTCCGATAAGGGCAGGCTATAAGGATTAAATTTCTAATCTTAATTCAAATTCCGGGCGGCCCTTATACTCAAAATAAAATGTATAATCAGGCTCGCCGTCTATAGTTATTGATTTGGCATGGATACCCTTTTTGATTAAACCTTGAGTCTTTAATGATTTGATTAAATCCTTATCTGACAGATCATTGTCAATTTCATAAACTTCGCTTGTCTTAAAGCAATCATTGACCTCATAACCGTCTTTTTCATTACCCCATACATCATAAGTGTATAACCTGTAATTTTTCTTTTCCATGTTATTACCTCCATTAAAAGGTTTATAATCTGTTGCCGTACGCCTTAATAATATTGCAATTCAAGTGCCAAACCGTATTATATACATATCATTGCATATAACTAAATATAGCTGAATAAAAAGTGTCACTTTACTTGCAAAACGATTCGCAATAAGAGTTACATGTAACACGGTCAATAAAATCAATGACTTACAAATGTTACACTTGTGTTCCATGTTACACTATTTTAGAGATTTGGCATGTGAATGAAATATGGAGAATGTAAAAGAATTGTAAAAAAATATCAGTATGGCAAGAATATTATGTGAATTGTGTTTTTTAATGGTTGGGGTATTGTCGTATTATCTTGTTACTATCTTACACACAAAATAAAATATATAATAATATCAATGATATAAGTATTGAAAAAAAAGCTTGATTTTTATATATAAAAGAGTATTATTTAGATCGTGAGACTATGCACTGAGTAAGTTTAAGCCTTTGGGAATAATTCCAAGGGCTTTTTCTTTATAGGCAATGAATAGGGTAGCTCCTGAAAACCTGTCAACTCAACGGGCTGTCATTGCCTTCCATATTGAGGTCATAGGAGTATGACAATGTTTAAACATGCTAAGTATTTCAAAGGATATGAAGGCCCAAAAACACCATTTAATACAATAGATGAGTATTTAGAATATTGCGCTTGTTCAAGATTAGTAGATGCAATAAACAAAGAAAAGCCCGGTAACATTAGTATTAGAAGAAAATCAAATAAGGAAGATCCAGGGTATGTTTATATTGCACAGGCCATTGATAACCATAAAATATTTAAAATAGGTAAATCATTAAATCCTAATGCAAGGATGGAATCATTAGGATTCGGGCATAAATGGAAGCTGGTTAAGGTCGTGCCATGCCTTAAAATGGCGGAAACTGAATCCTCATTGCATTATATATTAAATCTTCATAGAAAATATGGGGAATTATTCGAGATAACGGATTTTGATATTATTGAAGAAGCTATTGATACTTTAAAGGATAAACTTCAATCAGAGCAATAATCAATGACAGTATATCACAGACAACCAGATTATAAATCTCTAACCAATGAAATAGAGTCCAGACGAGATCGACTCTCATGTGATACAACAATAGGCCCTGCCCGATGTGACATGCAAAGTATTGACATACTCGATGGCCATGAAGGTTTAAGACGATATAACCGCAGGATAATTAAAACTCAAGAGCTCCAGGCCCTGCCCTGGGAATATGATATAGACAATAACCAGCAAGAGTTTAACCGGGCAGGCCAATTCAGCCCGTATAACCAGCCAAATAACCATCAGGATAAGAGATAATATGGAATCAGTAGCATTAATGCCAGAGATAGTAAATAACGCAATTATAGCCGATACTGATTGCCAAGCAATAGAGATGAGTCGTAATGATGAGATAATATATAGACACCTTATCAAAGGTGAGCGACAGGACGAAATAGCAAGTAAATTCAATATCTCAAGACAACGTGTGGGTAAGATATGTCAATTATATTTTGAGGATGAGAAAACTAATAAACGTGTAGTTTCCAAGTGGAAAAAAGATCTGGCACATAAGACAATGCAGACGGCGATGGATATATGCCAAAGCATTGATATATCTAAGTTATCCGATAATAGCAAACCTACTCATGTTGGGATATTAGTAGATAAATCTCTGATCCTAACCGGTGAAGGCCAAGGCCAAACATCAACGCAGATAAACATTGTAAACTATGGAGATGTCACGATAAAATGATAATGTGTTATATTCTCAAGTTCTGGCCTTACATGCCCTGGGAGATCATAAGGCACGTGTGGAGATGTGTGCGTCATCTGTTCTGGTAATCTATTCAATGAGATAGGATTTGATAACGGGTATTATGTAAACCACTTATCATGTGAGTATTGTGATGTAGATAGATTACACCCCATACCATAGAGATCATTATATCCAGGGAGATCAGATCAGTGGGACCCCTATTATAGGGAGGGGGGAGGGGGCTGGGGCGACCGGCCGTCTATACATAGAAAGACTGACTCACTCCCGCAATAAAACAAAAAGGCATATAATTATAGCATATGGATTATATATGGATTATGTCAGTATATATCTTAGATATATAATTATACGTCATATCGGGGATATTTGATGCCGGTAATTGGAGTATTCTATTATCACGATGGGATATTTGTGTGGGAAATGACGGTGTGGATGAATTAATGTATGGCATTATCTTGTCACTCAGTTTACGGATTACGGACGCTAGATTGGCACACAATGTCATTATTTTGTAAAAAGGGATAGATGGATATACCAGCGAATTACACACCTAGGCCGTATCAGCTTCCGTTCTTGAGGGACATGGACAGGGGGAAGAACAGGGCTTGCTTGGTTTGGCACAGGAGATGTATTGCTAAAGATGAAATGGTCTGGATGGCAGATGGAAGTTTTAAAGCTATCCAAGATATTGAAGCAGGTGATCTCCTATTATCATGGGATGGCACTAAAATTGTTTCTGATCGAGTTATGGGGTCTTGGTATGCAGGGGCGAAGGAAACCGTTAGATTAAACGATAGTATCACAACAACTCCCGACCACAGATTTTTGACTAACAGTATTGGTTACAAAGAAATACGGGATTGCCGTTTTGTGAAGGTAGCGCATGAAGGCGTTTTTGGTAATTATCATAATCCTGATCTTGGCATGCTTTTAGGTTTAATGGTTACAGACGGATCGGTACGGGAAAGCCAATCTCCTAAGTTTACAAATATATCTCAAGAAATTTTAAATGAGTTCAAAAGGCTTATTAAATTATTATTCCCTGAGATTGAATACAAGGAATATGCAAAAGGAAATGGCTTTGATTTGATTCTTTCCGCAAAGGAAAGAGGGGCTTTTAATAAAAAGGATAAAAACCCCATCAAGGAACATTTCCCTGACAGTAATCGTATTCCTGATGTTGTATGGACGTTTGATAAAGAGAGTCTTCTTTCATTTTTTGCTGGGGTTATAGCAGGGGATGGAAGTTTTTATATTAAACAAAGCCTTACACCTAGAGGATTTAATTCATATTCAGTCCAATGTGTAATAGAGGGTGGTGTTTCTGAACAACTGGCAAAAGATTATTCCTTATTGCTTCAAAAGTTTGGAGTAAAGACAAAAGTAAAAAAAGATACGAGAGGGAATAATCATAGGGTTTATCTTTATTCTGCTAAATCCCTCCACAGGCTCAAAGGATTAAAAATTCCGTGTGGATATAAACAAGAAAAATTAGATTTTATTCTTGCAAATACCAAGTCAAATAAAGGGGAAAAAGTCAGAAAGGAACAAGTAAAGCGTCTTGAAAATATAGGGGTTGTCCCTACTTATGATTTAGAAACCGAGAAATACCATAATTTTATAGTTAATGGGTATATCGTTCACAATTCAGGAAAGACCAAGACGATATTCAACTTCACGATTAAGAAGGCGTTTGAGAGGGTAGGGCAGTATTTTCATTGTTTTCCTGAGTACAATCAGGGGAGGAAGGTGCTGTGGGATGGGATTGATGAAAGCCGGGTGTTGGATGTGCATTGTCCTGTAGAGGTGAGGAAAGCGGTTAACAAGCAGGAGATGAAGATTGACCTCATCAATGGGAGCTTGTGGCAGATAATAGGGGCTGATAATTACGATGCTGTGGTTGGTACAAACCCTAAAGGGATCGTGTTTGATGAGTTCAGTATAAGTGAGAAGATGAAAAGGGCATGGGATTTCTTCAGACCGATCTTGGTGGAGAATAACGGGTGGGCGGTATTCTGTTTCACACCTAGGGGAAGGAATCATGCGTGGGACATCTACCAGATGGCTCAGAGGAATCCTGAGTGGTTCTGCCAGCTTTTAACTGCTGACGATACAAAGGCGTTGTCGGTTGCTGACATCCAGAAGGAACGGGAAGCGGGGATGTCGGAAGACATGATACGGCAGGAGTTCTACTGCGACTTTATAACCTCTATGGGTGACATTGTAATCCCGTTTAAGTACATACAGGACAGCCTAGGGAGAAATGTCAATTACAATCGGTCGGGGAGGATTGCCGGTCTGGATGTGGCAAGATTCGGGAACGACCGGACGGCTATCGTGATAAGACAGGGCGGGTCTGTGGTGTATGTAGAGACATGGCAGGGGCATGACACGGTTCAGACTGTGGGGAAGGTAAAGGCGTTGTTTGACGCTTTAATGTTTGATGTGCTTGCGGTGGATACGATAGGGGTTGGGGCAGGGGTTTTTGACATGCTCAAGAACATTGGGGCGTTTCCGGTGGTGAGCGTGAATGTGGCAGAAAGCTCAAGCGATACGGGGAGATTTCGGAGATTACGGGATGAACTGTGGTGGAAGGTTAGAGAATGGTTCATGGACGGCACATGCTGTATTAACCTGCCGGAATTACAGAAGAAAGAGTTTATAGCCGATATACAGGACATTCATTTCAAGTACAGCCCTACTGGTCAGATTATGGTGGAAGACAAGGAAGAAATGAAAAAGAGGTTAGAGTTCTCACCGGATACGGGCGATGCGTTATGCTGTACTTTTGCGGCTTCGGTAGAGAGCAAGGTAAGACAGGCAGACCGGGAATTATTTGGGAGCATTTCAAGGAATAATGACTATGATCCACTCACCTATGGGTTGGAGATGCAATGAGAACAGACGAAGAAAAAGCAAAAGGCTGCATTAAACTGTTTGGTATTCTTACTGAAAATCGAAAATCTGTCGAACCGATGATTGATAATATTATAAAGTTTGTCAATCACGGAAGGCGGAAGATAACCGATAAGGATACACCTAAAGGGTTGAAAACAGGGATGGACGTTTATGACGGCACGGCGGGTGCGGCGGCGCGGCTGGCGGCAGACGGGATATTCGGGCTCGTGTGTTCTCAAAGTATTCATTGGTTTGACTTCACTCTCCCTGGAAAGATCAATTTTCCGCGTACATCGGGCATGAGACAATGGAACGGGAAAAGACTGGACGAGTACCCGGAGGTAAAGGTCTGGCTGGATGAATGCGAGGAGGTGCAGTATTCGGCATTTTTACGCAGTAATTTCTATGACCTGACACCTGAATTTATTTATGACGGTCTGACAATCGGGACACCCACGTTTATCATAGAAGAAGATGTTTCACGCGGAACAATAGTGTTTACTTTGCCTCACTTCAGGGAATGCTACATTGCTGAAAATCAATATGGACAAGTTGACACGCTTTACAGGAAAATGAAGCTGGACCTGAAAAAGCTGGTTCAAAAGTTCGGAAAGGAGAAGATAGGCAGTCTTGTCACGGGATTTGAGCAGAAATATGAAAACAATCCTTATCAGGAATTAGAGGTTTTACACTGTGTATTTCCCAGGACCGATTTTGAACCTGACGTAGCCACGGCAAAAAACAAGGCGATTGCTTCTTTATGGCTGCTTTTGGAAGGGGCGAAAAATGAAAAGTCTAAACTGATACAGGAATCAGGATACAATGATCTTCCCAATGTCACATGGCGGTGGCAGAAAAACTCTGACGAGGTTTACGGCAGGAGTCAGGCGTGGAACGCCTTTATCGAGATCATGTTGAGCCAGCAACAGAGGAAGGATAATCTGATTGCCGGACACAAGATGGTGGACCCCGCGATGGCAGAACCGGAAGAACTGAAAGGGAGGACAAATTATAATCCTGGGTCCCGAACCTATATCCCAGGAGGGATAACAAAAGACAGAATCCCTATCCCTCTCTTACAAAATATACAGTTACCTTATGGGGTAGAACAGCTTGAAGACACACGAAAGGCTATCAAGCAGTATTTCTATACAGACTTTTTTATGGCCCTGACACAGGCTGCCTTTAACAAGGTTGAGATGACGGCTACACAGGCGGTAGGGATACAGTCTGAGCTTGCTGCGCTCTTAGGGACGCGGTTAGGGCGGTTACAGGGGGAGGCTTTAAATCCTATACAGGACCGGGTGTTTAACATCGAATACCGGGCGGGTCGGATTCCGCAACCGCCGGACATACTGCTTGAGTTCGCGGGGAACCCGATTGAAATAGATTATCAGGGGCCTTTGTCGCAATCGCAGAAACGGCTGTTTAAACAGCAGGGCATTCAGGCCGGGACACAGTTTATTGCTGATTTTGCCAATATCTACCCGCAAGCCATTGATATAGTTGACCCTGACAAGATTATTGTGGAAGGTCTTGACGCTATGGGTTTCCCTGCCACATGTTTCAGGGATGAGGGCATGGTTAAGAAGATACGGCAGACAAGACAACAGCAGGAAGAAATACAGCAAGGTCTTGAGGCAATCGAACAGGTTGGAAAGACTGTTCCGAAACTACAGAAAAAATCAGAGGAAGGAAGCCCGCTTGAGGCCATTACAGGATGATGGAAGATTTTTTTGATTTAGAAAAAGTTAAAAAACCATCTGATATACATGAAAAATATCAAGCTGTTTTTAATACACCAATCGGTAGGGAGGTTCTTGCTGATATACTTGTAAACCTGTGTAACTTCGGCATGACATTGAATCCAGATGATAATAAGGAAGTAATTGAATATAATATTGGTATAAGAATACTTGAAATAATGAAAATTATGACAAGTAAAACTAAAAAAATAAATATAATAAATATATTGTGTAACAATATAGAAAGAACATAATAACAATATATTACAATATTGTTTAAAGGATTCAGGGGTATATGCAAAGGTGTATATACCCCTTTTTTTATCCACAATCAACCAGGAGGTAAAAAATGAATAAATTAAGGATATGGATACTTGCAGTCCTGGTTATAGGTTTTGCAAGTAATTCCACAGCAACGGAAATCAGGGATGATATGATTTTCAAAAACGATGTAAACATTGCTGCCAGCAGTACATACGGATTTACGCTTAACGGGGTTGAATACGAGTTCCCTTCTGCTGACGGCACAAACGGACAGGTCCTAAAGACTGACGGATCAGGCACACTCTCATGGACAGCAGCAGGAGGGGCAACGGCATATGATGACATAGGTAATCCTGATGGCAATTCTGCAATAGATTTCACAAACTATTATGTGACATGGGACTCAGGGGACACTGACCATGACCTTTTCAATTTTCAGGGTACAGGAGCGTTTGCTGATTATTCCGTATTAAGAGTTGAACAGGTTACTGGAAATGCTACTAACGGGACAGTCCTTGAAGTGGTTGCGGCAGATGCGGACGTTGACCCTCTCGTGGTGTCGGCGTCAGGCAAGGCAAACGCCCTTGTAGTGGGACAGGATACGGGTGTTGTAACAATTGCAGGGGTAGCCGAAGGAACCGATGCTGTAGTCGTTACTGCCGGGGATGTTACCTTGACAGATGGCGATCTTAACGTAGACGGGGGCGACGTTGTATTTGCCGAAGACTTTGAAGTTAACGGAATTATAACAATGGCAAATGACCTAACGATTGATAATTCCGCTAATAACGTTCTGGAAATCAACGAAAACTCCGAGGAATTGAAAGTTACATTCGGATCAAATACACTAGATCTTGCCAGCACATCAGGGATTAACCAACTGGAAACATTTGATAATGCTGCATTTACATTGACTCATGCAGCCGATGGCGATTCGGAAGACTTTACCATCAGCCAGACCGGGGCGAAAGATTCAGGTCTTCATCTTGCGAGTGCGGGAACGGGTGCCGATGCCCTGACAATTACGACCTCTGCCGGGGGCATTGATATAACGGTTGCCGGTGGTGCTGCTGGGGAAGATATAGACATTACAACCGATACGTCTATCAACCTGCTTGCCACGGAAAACATTGCTGACAATATCACAATAACGGCAAACGGCGGGTCAAGCGAAACCATAGACATTACCAACACTCAGGGCACAAATGACGCGGCCTTTGATATCAACGCCACAGCCGGGGGCATTGATATAGATGCAGCCAAGTCTATTAATATAGATTCTGACGAGTCCGAGGCTGATTCCATCAGTATTAACTCTGACGGCGGTATTGACATTATCGCTGCGGGTGCGGGCGCGGGTGAAGACATTGATATCAACACAGATGCCAGCATCAATATTATTGCATCTGAAAACCAGAATAACGCTGTTGTAATTGATGCTTCCAATGCAGCTGGCGGTATAGACATAGACGCCGGAACAGGGGGTATAGCAGTTGATATTACCGGGGCAGCTGATTTCAGGTTAGATAGTTCGGCGGGGTCAATCGTTCTGGTAGGCGCGGAGGCCGCCGCTGATGCCATTACCATAGACGCTGAAAATGCGGCTGGTGGTATAGACATGGATTTTGGAACAGGCGGTATGGTCTTGACAGGGACAGGAAGCGCGGCAAATCTTACCATAGACGTTGACGCCCTTAGTTTCGATTTCACAGATTCTTCCAATATCTCTGTAACCTCAAGTGAGGCGGCGGAAGATCTTACCATTTCCCAAATTGGAGGGAATGATTCTTCAATAATTATCACATCGGCTGGAACGGGCGCAAATGCCATTGAACTCACCACGTCAAACGCGGCAGGAGATATCGACATTAACGCCGGGGACGCAATTACCGTGGATGCCGGGGACATCGTAGTTACGACTGACGATACAGCAGCCAATCAGTTCAAGGTTGATGCGACCGGAGCTATTGATGGAGATGCCGTTGTGTTTGAAACCACAAATGGCGGTGTCCAGATAAATGCGGACGGGGCGGCATATGGAGACATAGACATTGACGCTCAGGACGTTATAACGATTGTTTCTACCGATACAGATGGGGACGGGATTTATATCCATGCCAATGGCGGAACAGGAGAAAATATTAAGATTCACTCCGATCAGGGAACCGGGGCAGACTCTATTAATATTGTATCGGATGCCGGGGGCATTACCCTGAACGGTGGAAGCGGCGGGGTTGTATTTACCCAAGGTCAGACAAAACACGTTATTTTTACCCCAAAGGAGTTTGAGCTTGATGGAACTAATCCTCCTGATTTGGAAGATTACGGTTCTGATGGTCAAACTAATATTTCAGCGTTGGAGTTTCTTGCGGATGGTGGTGTAGGTACTGATGAGATTGCCTATATTTCATGGCTGGTTCCTGATGGATATGTGGCAGATTCTGCCACATTAAAACTTGCATATACGATTGATACGGCAGAAGATGGGGCTGGAGACGAAGCACAGTTTGATTTTGCGATCAATGCGGTTGCTGCTGGGGAAGCCTTGGATGCTGCAGGCACTGCTTTAAATGATCAGACTACGGTTATTTCAGACGCTACGGCTGATAATGGAAAACTTCACGTTACTGAGTATAACATTGAGCAGGAAGACATTGCTGTTGACGATATGGTGACTATTAAGATTGCAGTTGATGTAAGCGCAAGCGCAATTGATCAAGGTCTTTTTCTAGTGCTTTATGCTGATATAGAGTATGAATCAACGGAGTAATTATGCCTCTCACCAAAAAAGGCAAAACAATATTGACAAGTATGCATGAAACATACGGCTCCGAGAAAAAGGCCGAACAGGTCTTTTATGCGTCTATTAATGCGGGGAAAATTCACGGAGCAGAACGTAAAAAATCTAAAAAGAAATAGGAGGAATTATTTATGGAAGGCCAAGTGAACCTTGAAGGGAATCAAGGCGGACAGGATGAACTAGACGGCGGATCATTGGGATGGAGGGCAGCATTGCCTGATGAATTTAAGAATCATGATTTAGTCAAAAATTATACGAAACCGGGTGATTTTGTTAAGGACGCGGTGGGATTTAAGACTGAACTCGATTCTGCAAAAACACAGTTAGAAAGTGCTATCTTCAAACCGGGTGATAACGCAACTGATGAAGAAAAAAACGCATTCTACAAGGCGTTGGGTGTTCCTGAAAAACCTGCTGATTACGAGTTTGATAAAACAGAGGGATTAGATAACGACCCTAAAATGATTGATTGGGCGAGGGGTGTTTTTAAACAGGCTAATCTGACGAAAGAGCAGGGCAAGCTAATTTCTACTGCATGGAACGGTTTTGTAAAAGGAATCCAGGAACAGACGGCTGAGGCTGAAAAAGCGGAAACTCAAAAAGTTGAGACCGCCAGACAGGAAGCCGAAACAAAACTTAAAACTGAGTGGGGTGCTGAGTTCGATAAAAATATAGAATTTACCAAAAGAGGATTCAAAAAGTTTTCCGATGAGGAGTTTGACGCTTTTGTTGACCGCACCGGGATAGGCAATGATCCTCTTTTTATAAAAATGATATTCAAAATGGGGAAAGCCATGGGGGAAGATTGGAGTCCCCGTGGCTCCGACTCATTAAATAAACCTAAATCATCGGGCTTCCAATACAACATGCCCGATTTTTCCGGAGGAGGTTAACAAATGGCTGAAAATAATATAGGGAGTATCTACACTCTCGTTGATATTGTAAAAGATTCGACTTTAAACATAACAGAGTTTGCGGCGGTTCTGGCACGGAAAAACCCGATAGTCAGGGAGGCTCCCATGATGGAAGCCAACCAAGCCTTGACGCATATCGGCAGCCGTCAGAACAGCTTGCCAACCGTACAGAAACGCGCTCTTAATGATGGCGTTCCCAAATCAACTCATAAGGAAGTGCCTGTCACTGCGCCCATGTCTCTTTTTGAGACAATGAGCCAGGTTGACGAGGAACTTCTTAGACTGGCAGGGGCAAACGCTCCTCAGTTCAGGGCAAGGAAGGATTCTGCATTTGCAGAGGCGATGGCCCAGAGTGTCGCGGATGAGATTTTCTACGGCTCTATTGCTGATGACGCTCTTGGATTCAACGGACTTGCTACACTGTTCAATAGCTCAAGCGTATATCCTAACGGCGATTCATCCTGGCCTTACAATGTCCAGCTTGCCGGGGGGTCCGGTTCGGACGGAACTTCAATCTATATCGTTGAATGGGGTATGGATAAGGCTCATCTTATTTATCCGAAAGGCACAGTAGGCGGCCTGGAATATCAGGATCTTGGAAGGCAGCTTGTTTCGGGGATAACCTCTACGACTGAGTTTGTCGCGTATGTGTCTCAGTTCAAGTGGAGATGCGGCTTGTTTGTCGCGGATCAGAGATGTGTTCAGAGGATTGCCAACATCGAACTGTCCGGTGCGGATAATATCTTTGATGAGGATCTTCTGATTAAGGCTATAGGCAATCTGCCGGATGAAGGCGAGAATCCCAACACAAGGATTTATGTCAACAGGACCATCAAGACCCAGATGAGGATCAAGCTGAAAGACAAGAACAATGTCCATTTCACTGTGGAGAATGGCCTGTTTGGAGCGAAGGTTCTTGCATTCGATCAGATTCCGATTCAGACCAGTGATGCAATCACTACAGAAGCAACCATTTCTTAATTTTTAAACATAACGGAGGTTATATTATGGGATACATAGACGCTGAATTATTGGTAACTGCTATTACGGGCCAGACAATCACTTCTGACTCGAATAGCACGGATTATCTCGATACCGAGCTTACCTATCCTGGATGGGAAAAAGCTAACGGTGTCGCCCTGGTTGTGGATGTGATGGCTGCATGTAATGACACAACCGGGATGAACATTCTTATCGTTCACAAGGCCAGCGAGCCTACAACCGGGGACGCTACACTTCTGACCGTGACCTGTCCGGTAGCAGATCTGACCGCCGGGAACAGAATAGTTATCCCCCTTCCTTCAGGAATTAAACTTCTGAGGTATGTAAGGGCGTATTTCGATGAGATCACCGGTGACAATAGCACATTTTCGGCTACGGCATATTTCAGCCCGTTGCCGGTGGCTGGTAACAGTTAATTTTAATCAGGGCGGGGGAAACCCCGCCTTTTTCATAAGGAGGCCATATGAAGTACGTCTGTGAAAAAAAGCATTTCAATAAAAGGCTTTACAAGGTTGGAATGGTAGTTGACCTTGAGGACAGCCAACTTCTGAAAGACAAAGAGGGTAACATTCTGTATTTCAGACCATTGGAAAAGGTTAAGCCTGTTGTAGAGCCAGCGACGTCCGATATTGAGGAGTTTGATAAAGAAGAAGAACAGGACTATAAATGCGAGTGGTGCGAAATGATTGCCAAGAGCAAGGCCGGATTAATAGCGCACCAGAGAAACTGTAAGCTGAATCCTGACCTAATCGGTTTATCGAGGTAAGCTATGGCATATTCACAGGTTGGAATAATCAATCTGGCATTACTGGCAATAGGGGTAAAGCGTATATCAGCAGTTTATCCCACTGAAACAACCCCTCAGGCGATAGACGCCAATGACTGCTGGGAATATGTCAGGGATGAGGTGCTTGCCAAAAAAGACTGGGCGTTTGCAAAGACAAGAGCTGTTCTTGCTCAGAATGCTACTTCTCCAACCGCCATGTATGATTATGCCTATACACTGCCTTCAGACTTTTTAAGGTTATGTCTTAAAACACCACAAGACCCGGTAATATTGAGCGATGAATATGAGGAACAATACTTCCTTGGTGACACGCTTGTTTATAAAAAGGCTGAATACAGATATTCTATTGAAACAATATCTGACGGCACAATATGTCTTTTAACCGATTACGACAATTCAACTTATGACCTATACATTACCTACATCAAGAAGGTAACGGATACCACAAAATACAGCCCTTTATTTATCAAGGCATTGTCCTACAGGCTTGCTGCTGCATTATCACTGGCAAGGACTGAGACAAGAACTAAGTTTGCCGACATGATGGCTATGTACGAAAAGGCTTTGCAGGAAGCCGATGGACTCAATGCCTCATTACAGGATGTTGTAAACCAGACCGGAACTTCCGAAAGATGGGACTTAGCGGGGAGATAAATGGCTAAAGCCACTACTCTTATAAATAATTTTTCTGCGGGTGAGCTATCCCCTACAGTGGATATGCGAAATGACCTTGAGAAATATTACTCAGGGTGCAAGACCATGGAGAATTTTATGCCCCTGTTAGAAGGTGGGGCAACAAGGATTCCGGGGACATATTTTGTTAAAGAGGTTGCAGACTCTACTAAGAAAACAAGGCTTGTGCCGTTCATATTCAATTCTGACCAAGCATTTATATTGGAGTTCGGGGAGGAATATATAAGGTTTTTCAAGGATGAGTCCCAGGTTGTAACGGATACAATACTGGATTTCGATCCGTCCGCAGCTTATACAGTCACAACGGATTATTGCAAGATTGGCGCATATTGTAATGTAAACTTAGGAAGCGGAAAGTATTTAACCATTACCACTCCGTATGATGTTTACACTTTTCCTCCTTACTTTGCTATACGAGTGTCAATGAGCGCAACAGACACGCTATATGTGACAACAACGATGACTATTATCCCATCTGTAGTAATGAGCATCAATATTAACCTCGCCTCTACAACTAAGGCAAAGAACGCCGCCAATCTAATCCAGGCTGCGTTAAGGGCAAAGGGTTCTTTTCTGGGGCACGACTTGACAAATTGGTGTGTCACTGAAAATTCTGCTTATGCTGCCGACCGGGACACAAGCAGCACTGTCTCTAATCATTTTGTAAGTACCCATGCGGTTTTCCAGTGTGCAAAAAATATTTCAGCAAGTGCATATCATACAAGCCAGCCGCCTGTGGTAGCACCTACTTATTGGGATGAAGAAACCGATACGCCGATAACGGAAGTTACAACGACCTATCTTGAAGCTGACCTGTTTAAACTTAAATTTTTACAGAGTGCGGACGTGCTTTATATTTTCCATCCCGACTACTCCCCTAAAAAATTGACAAGAAACAGCAGCCTTGAATGGACATTTACAGACTTGAAAACAGCAGTGGATGGGGAAATGACCATTACGGCTATCTCCAAAGCTGATCCTGCTGTTTTAACCGTGATTCCTCCCGCAATTACGTCAGATGATTCAATTTATATGACGGTTACAAACATAACTCAAGCCAATCCTGCCGTTGTAACAATATCAACACCTTCAGGAATCGACTTCCCTACTGACGGGGATGTGGTGTGTTTCGATGATGTAGCCGGAATGACAGAGGTAAACGGGTATTCTTTTACGGTAACTCTCGCCGATGAATCAGCCGGAACATTTGCATTGTTAAACTGCAATTCGGGGGGATACGGAGCTTACACATCGGGGGGAAAAGCGTTTAAATCAACGTTTGTGTGGCCTGTTGCCGATGATATTATTTATATTGACGCCGGGGACATGGTTGAAATAACAGACGGATTTTACACGGCGGGAACATGTACGGTTACACATTCAAATGGAATATTGTATGAGACAATAAGCTTGGATGACATAGATTCAGGCACATATACCACATATACAACCGGGGGTACAGTACAGAAACAGCTTTATGGAACAGAAGGGAACTGTCCTTCATGCGGTACATTTTTTGAGCAAAGACTGTTTTTAAGCGGGTCTGATGAGGAACCGTTTACAGTCAATGGTTCCGTATCGGGAGATTATGAAAACTTTACTCAGAATGCGGACTTAGATGACGCTGCCGTTCAATTTACTCTTGTCTCAGATAAAGTAGAAAGGGTGCAATGGATGGAGGGCCGGAGTTCATTGTTTATGGGAACATACGGCGGGATCTGGAAATTGGGTGCGACTGACAGCAGAGAGCCGATTACTGCAACGAATATCATTACCGAGAAGATATTAAACAATCCCTCAAAGGATATGGAGCCTGAAATTGCGAATGAAGCCATAGTATTTGTAGGCAAATCAGGGTACACAGTCAGAAAAATATCCTATGACTATTATACTGATTCATGGGTTCCCAACGAAATGACGCGGTTGGCAAGACATATCACTGAAGGAGATTACAAAGAGGTATCGGGTATCGTTGATATGGACTTTCAAAACGAACCCAACCCTACCTTATGGGCTGTTCGCGCAGACGGTCAAATAATCTGCATGTTGTACGATACACAGAATGATATCTTTGCATGGTTTAGGATGGTAACGGATGGATTTTTTGAAAGTGTTGCCATTATCACCAATGAAGACGAAGAAGATCAGGTATGGGTAGTTGTCCAGAGAACGATTGACGGGGACCAGAAGCGGTATGTCGAGTTTTTCAAACCTATTAATTTCTTTCACCAAATAGAAGATGCTTTTTTTGTTCACTCCGGCTTAACATGGGATGGTGGAACGGAGCTTGATATTGACGGGATAAGCAAGGCTGACCCTGCTGTTGTGACTTGCGCAGGGCATTTGTTTGAAGACGGTGACATGGTGCAAATCACTGAGGCCGAGGGAATGACGGAGGCAAATTGCTCATCTACGGAAGCCTATGAGGTTGACAATGCCGTTACGGGAGTTTCGTTTGAACTGAAAGATACGGATTCAACCACTTTTACTACTTATACATCGGGCGGAAAGGTTAAAAAGGTACACCAAGACCTGTCAGGGTTAGATCATCTTGAAGGAGAGAACGTTGACGTGGTGGTTGACGGGGCGGTTCATCCACAATGCACTGTGGCATCAGGGGAAATATCACTTAATTATTATGGCAATAAAATCCATGTCGGGCTGTCATGTCCATCAATCCTCGAGCCAATGCCCTTGAACCATCCACAGGCTAATGTCAGGGGACAGAAACAGCGAATAAACAAGCTCACTGTTTCTTTCTATGAAACCTACGGGGGAGAATATGGGTATGATGAAGATAATTTATATGATATTCCTTTTGGTGTGGGTGATGACCCTGACTTGTTTACTGGTGATATTGATGCTGAGTTTGAGCGTTCATGGGAGACTAAAGCCACGATTACCATTAAGCAGAGCAACCCCTCACCAATGACCATACTGGCTATTATACCGAGAATAACCGTAAGCGAGGATTGACATGGGTGGGATTAAAAGCAAGACATTGAAGATATTGAATCCGGTTGGCGCATGGTTAACAGATAAGACAGGCGAAGCCGTATTTGATCCATTATATGCACAGCAAAAGGCTTCAGAACAGCGCATCAAAGAAGCCGAATCCAGTGTTGATAAAATCATAAACACCTCAGAACAAAACTCAGCTACGGCAATCGCGGCAAAAGAGGCGGCAAGGATAGAGGCGTTAAGGCTGAAAAAGAAAAAGGGATTCAGGTCAACAATTTTAACGGGGCCTCTAGGAGATCCCAATAATCCCCCACTGAGCAAGACTGAGATTTTATGAACATAAGAAAAGCCACATTAGATGACGCTAAATTTATATTAAGTGTTTTAAATCATCCGGATATAGACGAAAAAAGCAACGATGACGGACTGTATGACATAACTCATGACAACATTGAATTAAACCTTGAGAGCGAGTTTATAACCATTTTGATACCGTCACTAGACCAAGATGATATCGGGTTCTTTTTATTCATACAGCAGAACCTTATAATGGCTGAACTTCATACCTGTATTCTTCCGGGGTACAGGGGGCTAAAAGTGGTTGAGGCCGCACGGCTGGTTAAAGACTATATATGGAATAAAACCCCATTTAAGAAGGTTGTCACTCAGGTTCCGTCATATAACAAGGCCGCTATATTTATGGCTCTGAAATGCGGATTTAAACGGGAAGGAATCAACAAGCTGTCTTTTTTGAAAAATGGCATGTTGTACGATCAACATTATTTTGGATTATGCAAGGAGTAACGCAATGCCAGCTATTCCTTTTATCGCAATGGGTATAACAGCGGCGGGTGGTGTGATGTCTGCATCGGCTCAATCTGAAGAAGGCCAGATGGAGAAAATAGCCAATGAGGCCAATGCCAAGGTTATTGAAATCAACGCCTCCAAAGAAGAAATTGCCAAAAGACGTGAAAACCAGCAGATCCTTGCAAGCCAAAGGACTTTGTACTCTAAGGCGGGGGTTGATTTATCTTCAGGCAGCCCGTTGCTGATTATGTCTCAAAGTGCCGCTGAAGCGGAGCGTGAGGCCATGGACATACGGTATAGCGGAAAACGTGAAGGCAGACTGATGAGATATTACGGCAGGCAAGCTAAATCGGCGGCTGATGTAAAAGCCGGAAGCACCCTGTTGACTACGATAGGGAATACCGCAACTCAATACGCTAACTGGAAATATAACTAATGCCTAGAATACCAACAATAACAAAAAGCGTTGTCCAGATGCCTACAATAAGTGCTCAAGCTGTCGCTACTCCTGCACAGGCAAGGGCTGAGATGGGCCAGGCGGTAGCGGGAATAGGGAATACAGTTGGCAATATATACTCATCTATCCAGGTCAAGAGACAGGCGGCAGCGGACTTGGTAAATCTTGCCACAACACAAAATAATCTTGAGGATTTTAAACTTAAATTAGCTGAAGATTTAAAAAATGAAACTGATTTTAATAATATTTCCGAAGATCAGATTGACGAAAAGATAAATACATTCAGGGATGAATATTCCAAACTATTTAAAGATAATACAGAAGCAGGTTTAAAATTTAATAATATAGTTAGTGCGGCGACAAGGGAATTAAAGAAAGTAGCAAACGCAAGATATGACACACTAATAACAGATCAGGCTAAATTAGATACCGAGAAATATTTAGACAGGGAGATCCAAAATTATATCACTGCCCCAGACGAACAGAAAGAAGGCATGTTAGACAATGTGAGTGTTTTTCTTAATGGCATGGCAGAGAACAACGCTTATTCCAAGTCATATGCTTATGAACGGGGAAAGAAATGGTTAGCTGATGCCAATGCTCTTATAGAAAAGGATCAAACTAAACGTGATGCCTATGAGGTAGATGCTTTGGTGCAAAAAGCAGATACTATGATTGAACCTGAAAAATCAGATGAGACCTATGATCTTGAGGCAAGGTACAAGAAGATAGAAGAATTAACAGATAACCCCGCTTATAGGAAAGCCGCTTATGATGAATTAAACAGGCTTAAAAAAATACATGATGACGCTCAAAAGGAAAGATACGACAATAATGTTAATCAGATTGTGGGGGTCTTGCAAAGTAATAAATATTTTACAATAAACGACATGAAAAAACTTCCTGCTTATGCGGATCTTTCAGAAACGCAAAGGGGAATTGTGCAAGGTAAAATACAAAACCTGCTTGACCAAAGAGACAGGGAAGAACGCTCTGTTGCTGCCGCTGAACGTTCCGCTGAAACGGCTGAAAGAACAAGAATTAATCAGGAAAAGAAAGAGCAGCAGGAAAAATATGATAAAGCATACGATACCATAATGTCAAATGAAACCTCTTACCTTGCACTTGGTACAATATCGGAAGGTGAGTTTAATGCCTTGATATTAGACGTTGGAGAAAGCAATCAAGCAAAGTTGTTGCAAACAAGACTTAAACTACAAAAGGAAAACGCGAGCAGTTCGCCATTATCTATCGCACGAAAGGCTGCATATTCATTACTTGACAATGCAAAAATAACCGATCCAGGGGACAGGTCAGCTTATTGGGACGCTGTAAGAACATATATCGGAGGTGAAACCGACCCCGCAATCATAAGAAAGAAAGTAGCTGAAGCTATGCAGAATGCAGCAATGGACCGTCATTTATTCAGAAAAGACAAGGTGATTATTAATGCCCCGAAGTGATTTAACACAATCTGCTATTGCAGTACACAATATTAATCCCGATCAACAGATTGCCAATAACAGGAAGATGACCGATTTAGGCATTGATAAATCTTTTGCCATCTCTGCAACGGGAGAAGCCAGCTTAGAGGGAATAAGCAACAAAATAGATGAATTTCAAAAACAAGAGGGGACAAAGACAGGAGAATTTTTAATTGATATAGACAAAGCCCAAATAGCACATGATGATATTGAAAATTTGTCAGCACTTGAACAGACATTGAACATAGCTAAAAATTATGGGTGGGGTGCGGCAGAAACAGTTTTAAATCTTGTGTCGGGGATGACAGCTTATCCTGTTAGCGGTGTTGCTGGCATGGTTGCTCCGGTGTGGGGAGGCGACCCAGAAAAAACCCTTAAATGGGTACAAACTAATTTACCTTGGCCTGTTACTCAGGAATTTTCTAAGGGAAATATAGAAGTTGTAGGCAAAATAATGAATGTTCTACAACTTGCCGGAAAAGGATGGTCCGCAATAGTCGAAGGATTATCCACCCTTGATTTACAGAAAGCCTCTGATGTAGCTGAAGGTAAATCGGGTGGGAGCAATGTCTTGGTTCCGGTAGCAGGAACAATAGGGGAAGCCTCTGCTATATTTGGATTAGGGGAAATAGTCGGGGCCACAAAAAGCAGGATTACCAAAATAGTAGATAATGCAAAGAAGTCAAAAGTAAAAGCTAGAGATCCAGAAATATACGATGAATTTGCCAGAGATGTTGGCAAAGAGCATCCCCCTGTTGAAATAAAAGTAGAGAAATTTGACGAGATATTGAAAGAAGTAGATAAAGCACCTGAAGACGTTTTAAGCAATCCAGATACCTATTATGAGGCAAAATTAACAGGTGATAAAATGGAAGTGCCTGTATCTGATATTGCAAAAATGGCTGACGATATAAAACCTAAAGACATTAATAACATGTCGATGAATGATGTGCCTACGGTTAATGAGCTAAAAAAACAAGCTGAAGTAAAGGCTAAACAAGAAAAGGTTTCTGAAGGGGTGAAGGAAAGCCAGCTTGCTAAACGTGCCGAGGCTGATGCTATAGAGAAAAAATTAACGGAGGATTTAGGCGACCTTGCAACATACAAAACTGAGAACATGAAAAAGTGGGCTGAAGATGCTCAAAAGATATTAGACAAGGATTATGAACAAGCAAAACGTATCGCAATGGGAGAGGAATTACCCCCTGAAGGTGTCCATGTCGCATCGGTTTATGAAGCTGTAAAAATTCGCGCCTTACAGGAAGGGGATGTAGCCACTATTGAAAAACTGGCGACTGAATCAACTGTGCCAACCAGGTTGAGTGAACTCGGACAAGAGATTAAAGCTGCTGATTCAAGAATTGAGATTGATCCGGTAAGGGATGCTCAAGACGTTATAAAGATCAGAAAAGATAAAGCTAAAAAGACAGGCAAAACCACTGATAAGAAAAACCTGTCGGATTTAAATAAAAAGGTTACTGATGCCGAAAAGAAGCTTGAGGCATATAAAAAGAGACTTCAAACTCTTACCAATAAATTAGATGAAAAAGTAAGTGCAGGAGAATTTGAAAAATTACAGCGACAAAAAATAGAACTTGACCAAGAAGGCGTAAAACTAAAAGAAGCCCATGAACTTGCCAAAGCAAATTTAAAAGCTGGCAGAGAAGCACTAGGGACTATTACCAGAGAAGAAATAACAAAACTGATTGAATTATCAAAAACTGTAGCTGATAAGAAAAAAGTTATGGAAGCTGGAGGAGACAGGTTTTCTTATGGTGCGGCAAAGGTTGAATATGAAAACTACGTCAATAATTTAAAAGGGGAAAATGCTTCTATCAGGGTATTACTGGAAAACAGATTAAACGAATTTAAAACTACGTTTAAAGAGAACCCTGCTCAAGCAATATGGGAAGGCACCGTAGATTCTATAAAAACCATTACCGATACTTCAATAGGTTTAGTTGCCACTCTTGATAATTCATTCTTGGGACGACAGGGATTATCTACGCTACAGACACATCCCGCATCATGGTGGGAAGGTGCAAAAAATTCTTTTATTGATTTTGCTAAAACGGTTGGCAATAAAAACGCTTTTGATGCTCTCAGGGCCGATGTCTATTCTAGGGAGAATTACCTTAACGGCAAATATGAGGCGGCTAAAGTTATAGCAAAGCATGAAGAACAGTATCCAACATCATTGCCCGATAGAATCCCACTTATAGGAAAAGTATTTAAGGCTTCCGAAGTGGCTTTTAAGGGAAGCGGCTTGAGGATGAGAACCGACCTTTTTGACCTGCTTGAAAAGAATGCAAAAGGAAATGGCGTTAATACTACTGATTCTGCATGGCTCAAAGATACAGGCAAGATGATTAATGCTTTAACGGCAAGAGGACAATGGGGAAAGAGGGGCGAAGGAACCTTTGTGAGAATATTTCTATGGGCCCCCAAGATGCTAAAGGCTAATTTGGATGTGATGTCTATGCACGGATTGGGGGCAGGATTTAAAACTAATTGGGCCAGAAAACAGGCTGCCATTAATTTACTTAAAATAGTGGGTGAAACGGCAACGGTAATGATGATTGCCAAGGCAATCAATCCAGACAGTGTAGAACCCAACCCTACAAGTTCAGATTATGGTAAAATCAAGATAGGAGAAACGAGATTTGATATTACCGGAGGAAAAGCTGCTATTGTCACATTGGCGGCTAGATTAATAAAAAATCATTCCAAGTCTGCAACCACAGATTTAATAACACCTTATGGGGAGGGATATGGGGAGAGATCCCGCTTTGATGCTATTCTGGACTTTTTAATGAATAAAGTGACCCCCCCTATTTCTTTAATTACTCAATGGCTGAAAGGTGAGACTAGGCAGGGAGAAGAATTTACAATAGGCAGATCAGTTTATTCAGGATTTACGCCTATCAGCTTACAAAATTTCATAGATCTTAAAGACGGTGTATCGGCTGATAAAATAGCAGGGGCGATTATAGATATCATAGGTATCAGTGCAAATACATATGACAATGCAACTGTAAAAAGATTTGATATCATAAATAGATTCAGAAAGGGGCAACCCCTTACCAATGCTCAATTAGAAGCATATGAGAACATGACTGAAAAGGAAAAGGAATATATAGACAAAGAAGCCAGCATGTCAGCCATACAAGCTGCATTTTCTCATCTTTCCACGGAAGCCATGATCTATGCGTGGTCAAAAGCCATTCCAGCTCAAAGAGAAGAATTACAGGATATATATGACCAAAGAATATCTAATTATGAACAAAATTTAACAGACGAAGAACTTGATGAATTTAGACAAAAAGTCAGTGAGGCAGAATAGGAGGCAATTAAATGACCGTATCATCCACAGCAATAAGGACTCAATATTCCTGCAACGGATCTTTAACTGATTTTGATTTTACCTTCAGCGCAACGGCTTCAGATGAAATACAGGTCATATTGACTAACTCTGCCGGTGATGAAACTATATTGACAGAGAACAGCCATTACTTTGTTACTGCCGCCCTTAATGATGATTTCTCTACCGGAGGGACTGTTTCAACTTGCGTGACCGGGGACACATCAACCCCGTATGCCTGGGCTTCTGGTTATACTATTACGTTATTAAGAATTATACCGATAACACAGGAATCGAACTTTGTAAACGGACAGGCTACACTTTATGAATCATTTGAGGCTGGGCTGGATAAAGCCACAAGGTTAATTCAGCAATTACAGGAACAGCTAAACCGCGTTCCAAAGATTGCCAAAACGTCAGAGTATTACGATGAAGGTTATACGTTACCCGACCCCGATTCAAATAAACTGATAGGGTGGAACGCAGGGGCTACGGATCTTGCCACGTTTTCAACATCATCGGCAACCAATATAAACATAAGCACCATTTACCAGATTGCCGATTACTCGGATAATCTTGCAGATGCTATCACAGACATAGGATCTGATGAGGTCACGCTTCTAATCAATGAAACTGCGGACGTTGATGAAGATGTTGTGGTTCCAGCCAATGTTCACTTATGGGTGGTAAGACCTGGGGCGTTCTCAATAGATTCAGGAAAGACTTTAACAATCAATTCTCCTGCCAATATCCAAGCTGCACCTAATCAGCAGATATTTACAGGGGCAGGGACGGTAGCATTTACAGAGAATGGCGTGGTTTATCCTGATTGGTGGTATTCTGGATCAGTTTATTGGGATACAGCTATTGCGGCGGCTGATACAGCTTCAACACCTGTTGTATTCGCACATGATAATTATTCCATTAATACCACCTTAACTATGACAGCAGGTAGAATATGGAAAGGAGAAAACTGGTACACTTCAAAAATTACCTTAGCAGGGGCTTCTGCTGGAGTTAAAATATCATCATTTTGCACCCTTCGAGATTTGTATTTTTATGGAGATCAAACTGATGGACAAATATGTATAACAAATGTCCAGGATGCGTCATATTGGCTGATTGATAGATGTAGGATTTATTATTGCAACTATGGTGTTTCATTATCTGAAACATGGTTGTGTGCTATTCAGAATAGTGCAATACGTTATAATACTGCGGCAGGGGTATATATTAGGGATGAATATGCAAGTGACAGAGTGAATAATTTCAATATATATGGTGGCAGTTTATCCTATAATGACATAGGATTCCATTCGGCTGCTAATACCAATCTAAATAATGATAATTTGTATGGAGTCGATATTGAAAAAAATGATTCGTATGGAGTAAAACTTGAAGGAAATTATAGTAGCTTTAAATTAGATGGGTGCCATATAGAAACTAATGTAAACGGAGTTTATCTAAGTGGGGCAGGATATCTACTCAATATAAAAGGGGGCATGATATATGAATCTACTTACGATAGCACCTGTGGTATTTATTTTCTTTCTGGAACACATACGGAAACAACAATCGAAAATGTCCGGTTCTCATGTCCCGACACTGAATCAGGCAAAGAATGGACTGCTATATCTTTTTCAACTAACTGTAGATATCCATTACTAATGAACAATAGATATGATGAGTATGTTCAAATAACTGACAATTCAACTTATGGGATAAACCGTTTGGTAGATGGTAGGGGTGACGGAACAGATGCCGCAGATACTGGAAATGTCACTAGGATTACAGGTATTTATTCTTTAGGAAGATATGGTGTCAAGCCATCTACTAATGCAACATTTGATTATACTACAATCGCAAGTGGAGATTCCACAAAAGCGGTTAGCTTTTCAACAAATGAACCTGACACTAAATATGCTGTTTACTGTCAAGCAGATTACGATCACGGTGGGATATGGATAACTAATAAAACTGTAACAGGATTTACAATTAATGTGAAGAACGCTACTGGAGCAGATGAAAAAATTCAATATATGATAACAAGACAGAATTAGGTTTATATTTTAATAAGACTGCATTCGTGCGGCCTTTTTTATTACAGGAGGATAAAGATATGTCAGATTGGACACTAGCAGTAAGCAAAGTAAGTCGGACGCGGCATTACCTGAAATGGAAGGTGATATGTACTTCAAACGGTAGTGCTTTGACGGCAACTGACCTTGTGGCTTTAATGCCTGATTCTATAAAGGACGTGGAACAGGTGTTAATGAAAATGAAGGTTGTGCCAGGAACAACCACAGTGGCCCCCGATACTACGATAGATGTTACTCTTACAGACGAGGAGGGAGATACCCTGTGGGCTGATACCGGCATTTCAAATGTAGCTAATTCATGGCATACACTAAGCGCCGACATAGCAATTTATCCTCCCATATTCAGTGAGCTTAATTTGGCTTTGAATGATATTGGTGATTCAGGGGATCAGGTCACTTTATACTTTATCTCCTGGATTGAATAATGGAGGCTATTATGAAAAAGATTATCTTTATCCTTATTCTTTTATATCCTGTATGGGTGAATGCACAGGGGCCAGCCATACTCCCTAGTGACAAAGCGTATAATTCGACTACCTGGAACGGGTCAACATTGGCCCCTACGCAAAACGCTGTTAGGGATAAGGTCGTGGCTATGGAATCTACCCTTGCCCCCTCCCTACTAACCGGTTGGACAAGCGGAGCAGGAACAGTCGCAGCGACAGATACAGTTTTGGAAGGGATGCAGAAGATTGATGGGAATGTGGATCTGAAAGCCCCTCTAGCCTCTCCTGCCCTAACCGGAGATGCCACGCTGACAGACGCAACGCCTACATTAACCTTTCAGGAATCAGATGATACGGGCACAGACGGCACAGGTGCAATCAATTTCCAGTCGTCAGGCGCGTTTGATGTGATCGGGTCAATATATGTTGATGTTGCCGGGTCACTTACAGAGTTCGTGCAATTTGATGGGGTTGATGAGACAGTCGATTTCCTCAAACCCATTACAGGTGTTGGGACTGCCCTAACCGCTCTCAATGGAGAGAATATACAGGATGATACGATAGATGATGATTCAATAGATTTTGGTAATGTTACATTCGGAGATTTCACCAATGGAGCAGCAATCAGTTCAATCGCAGGGCTAAGTGAAGCCGATGCATCAATCATTGAGACAACTGCCGACAACACTTATGCTGTGGTTACAAGTGGTGGCAATAATTATATGTTAGGGGCAAAGTCTGACAATTCTGCTATTGAATTTAAAGCCCCTACTGGTTCAGGGAGTCCAGTTCTTGGCACTTCCCCTACTCTTACAACTTCCCTTCTGCTCAATAACGCCTTAACGATTGCTCCTGCTGCTGGAACAAATGGACACACTTATGTCTTTCAGGCTTATGGTTCAGGTGGCCTTGTTAATTGGATGACTGTAACGAACGATACTGGAGATGCAAAGCCGAATATTTCAATAGTGAATGCAGATTTGTCTCTTCCTGCTGTAAGTGCTATGACAATAGCTGATGGTGGCAGTCTTACCTTTGATGAATCTGCCGCCGATCCCAATGATGCAATAGTTATAATGACTCATGCTGATGGTGTACTTACCCTCACAAGCGATGACGGTGCAGATAATGACAATGACTTAAAAATAGATATGGAAAGCACCAATCAAGAAATAGGTATAAGCAGTACAGATGTTACCGTTATGGATTTTACCGATATAGCTATAATGGCACAAGCAGAAGTTCAAACCACCGAAGATACTACAGGAACAAATACTATCTCTACTATAAATCAAGTCTATTTCATAGACGATACTGACGATGAAGCCAGAGACGTCGATATTGCAGACGGGTTTTGTAATGCTGCTGGTGATATAGGGAACTGGTTAGTTGTTAAGAAAGTACACTCAGATGACGGTGTGGTCAGTATTACGTCTAATGATGCCAGCAACCTTTTTGTTTTGGCTGACGATACGCCAACAACTGCGGGTAATGAATTAGACATGGGAGCTGGTTGTTTTCAAGTATGCTTGATGTGTCTTAAAGCAGAACAATGGTATGTCACCGGGTATATGGGAGACGCACCCACAGATGGAGGGGTAGCAGACTGATGAAAAAATTACTTTGGTTAATATTAGGGTTATGTTTCTTAGCGACACCTTCTCCTGCTTTTGATCCTTTGCTTGTATTTAGTGGTAGTATAGATGAAGGAGGATGTGAGGCATCTTACGGGTCAGAATTGACTACAGCAGGGAGGGCATATGATCCTGATGCATCTGACGCTGATGTTACCGATTTTACTAATTCAGGGTTATCTTCTTTAGATTCTGTTGATACTGATCCAAGCATAGGAACATATAATTTAGAAGGGACAGCAGACGGGGCAGGAGATGGCTGTTATGTCCGGTGGGGTACAACTTATAGCATTGATAATGATACATTTGTCAAGATAAGTTTTGATGCGAAAGGAGACGGGACTAACGCATTTTTGTATGGGCTTTCTTCGGCGACTACAGTTCCAGATAGCACTAGAACTTTGACATATCTCAACTATTCTACAGCTTCTTATGTAACTACAACATGGTACACTACATTAAGAGAAAACGGGGGGATATTAGATAATGATTATTTTTTAGTTGAAGAGGGGAATGATACTGGTACATTTAAACTAGATAATTTAAGTATTACCGAAGCTACATTGTGCTATGATACATCAATGTATAATGATAATGCAGCTGATGACCCCGCTTCAGAAGGCAATTCAGTAGGGTTATGGACTGCCAATTCTACTGAATCTGTAACCAGTGTATCAACTGGAACACCGCAGAATGGGTCTTACCATGTTTTATTTGATGCAAATTCGGTAAGTGGCGGGTTTATGTCACTTGATTTACAAACATTAGGATGTACTGATACTGACCCTGACAGTAAATATAGGTTGGATTTATATGTTAAACATTATGACGGAAGTGTAGATAGCTCACGTATAATGTTAAATGATTCTGCTAACACTGTCACTGCAACACTGTTAGACACAGTCGGGGCTACTGACACTTCTTACACACATTTGACATACGTATTTGATTTTAACTCCGATTATAGATATTTAATTATTTATGAATTTGGTGGTAATAATAATGCGGCACTTTATATAGATAATTTGATAGTGAGGGGAGTATTAGATGAATAAGTACAAAAAAAGTATAATAGTTTTTATATCTATATATTCTTTATTAGTCGCTAGTAATGCATGGACTGCAACCTGTCCAAATTCGGGTTCTGATTGGTATTGCGACACTGATGTTAATGGTGTAGATGATGTCCAGGATACACATGATGCTGCTACCGAAGGTGATACAATCCATTTTGATTCCGGGTCAGCCACTTGGACATCGACTTTAACTATAAGTAAGGCTATAACATTGGAAGGGGCGACGACTTGTACTCCTTCAGGGACACCTGGGACTTCTGGATATTCTGTAAGTTGTGATAGTGAAACAACAATAATTAATAACACAGACAGCTATTTAATAATAGTTGATCCTTCTACTCCAGCAGACGATCCCTCTATTGATATATCGGGCTTTGTATTTGACGATAATGATGACACTGGAAACAATGGAATAATGGTTTTATCAAATACGGATGCAACTTATAACCTAACTAATATAAAAGTACACCATAATAAGTGGATTAATTTAGGTGCTGGGAATGATTATATTTTATTGGATGGAGAAGCTTGGGGGGTTGTAGATCACAATCATTTTGAGGGATCAGGGGCTACAACTGGGTATGTATGGCATCTATCGGGAAACGGGAATACAAGTTGGACGAAGGCTTCTACAGAAACCTTTGAAATGGGGACAGAGTATTTTTTGTATTTGGAAGATAATTATATATCAGGTCATGCCTACCTCATTGATGATAGTGGGAACGCATCGAGGTGGGTAGCCAGATATAACACTTTAAATAATCAAAACAAGGTGAATGGATCTACTTTCGATGCTCATGGTAATACCAAAAATAGAGGCACGATTGCTTTTGAAATTTATGAGAATTATCAATTTGATGATACTGGCTATTCAAACTGGTCAAGATTTGTTAATTTTAGAGGAGGGACTGGAATAATATATAATAATGAAATAGCTGAAAATTCTGGCAAAGTTTATATAACTTATCAGGAAGAAGATAATGAAACAATCGAAAATGATGAAAGTGCTAATGTATGTATTGGGGAAAATGATCCTTGGCCTTGTTGTACGGGATTAGGGACCGGGACTTGTGCAGGGTGTAATGACCCTCCTGTCCCTGGCAGAGATTCAATAAAAAATAGTTATGTATGGAACAATATGAATCTTAGCGGATCAGCTTTGATTTGGGCTGAAGAGGGCGACAGTTGTGGTAGCATAGTAGAAGATACTGATTGGTGGGATGATATGACAGGAAATCCAGGAGGAGCAGAGCCTTCTTCTAATTTTTCTTATGATATTGCTGCGAGCAAGCCAGGGATATGTTCTATTGATGATGTTTATTGGGAAACTGATAATTTAGATTTATATAGATGCACTGAAACAAACGTATGGACAAAAGTATATGAGCCTTACACTTATCCTCATCCCTTGAATAGTGGTGAAGACAACACTGCCCCCGACTTTGATTCAGCCTACATAGACGCCCAAGGTGATAATCTCTATGTTACATGGTCTGAAGCCGTCACGGATGGTGGTCTTGACGGGGGGGAGTTTAATCTTGACTGCTCGGTTGGAGGGGATGATATAGCACTTACTTACGCTAGTGGAGATACCACAAGTACATGGGTATTTAGCATAACCGGCATAGTTTATCAGGGAGAAACCTGCAATCTTGACTTTGACGGCGGGGCTGATGAGGTTGAAGACGCAGCTGGTAATGACCTTGCTGATATTACAGATGCGAGTGTGACTAATTCTTCGGGTGTTCCGCAGGCTGCTACAGGAGCAACAAGCACAATGAATAACGCCGGTACTGCCACGATGAGCAACGCTGGAACGACAAGTTTCAGTAACTAACCCTCTGCCAAGGGTCAACCTTTAATTGAGGCTCACATGGAGAAACGACATGACACCCAAAGACAACAAGGATTTTTGCTTACACCATTTCGAGCTGGATTCGAGGATTAAAGAATTGGAAGATTGCAAAGATGACCTCTACGAAAAATGGAACAAGCTGCAAACATGGCTGATTGCCCTGATGGGAAGCTCTCTTGTGACGTTGGCCTTTGTGCTTGTAGGGCTGTTATCAAAATGAAACGCTTATCTATCCAACAGCTATTAACCGAACTCCTACGCCTTAAAGTGGACATTGAAAAGAACACCGGATACGCCATAGATAGGCTGGACAGGTTAATTGAGGCGGTTAAAATGAGACAGGAGAAGGAACATGAGCTTACGGGAACAGCAAAGTAAGTTTGCGCTGATGCTAGGCAAGCTAATTGTCTTTGCCTATGAACAGGGCTTTGAAATCACTATGGGTGACGTATGGGCTAAGACAGGGCATAAGGAGAACTCAGCGCACTATCGGAGAATGGCAGCGGATTTAAACCTGTTCAAGGATGGTAAATGGCTATCAGACGGGACAGGGCATGACGTATTGCATGACTATTGGGATACTTTGGGAGGATCAAAGCGGCTTATACGAGACATGAATCATTATTCCTTAGGTGAATAGGCATTAACATTTATCTTATTTTGATACACAAACCACTTTGACATTAATAAGTGAGGCACAAATGGGGCAATCTTATTCATACTGATAATATGGTTAGGGTGCATGGGATTAATTTATTTAATTATGAGGTAAGAGATGGGATTAGGAGCAACGATATTAAACGCTTTAGGTGGTAGTGCTGTTAAGACACTTGCCGAGTTTGTGAATGAAAGATGGCCGTCTGAGACTGACAAGGCTGCTGCCCTTTTGGAAGCAAGCAAGTTAGACCTTGAAAAAGTGAAAGAGGATAACTTGCAGACTATCCGTGTGCTGACAGTGGCTAATGAGGCTGAGAAAGAGTTCAATGAAAGAACTGTAGCCTTAGAGGGTACAGCAATAGATGTCAAGTCCGTGTGGCTTATAGGGCCTTTCATCCTGCTTTTAAGAGGGATGCAACGGCCCGTGTGGGGATTCGCTACCATGTGGATGGATTTCAGGGTAATGTCAGGCTCATGGGATGTAATGCTATGGCAGAAAAATGATGGCGGAAATAACTTCATAACTCCAGAGGGCTTCATTCTGATAATCATCAACTTTCTGGTTCTGGCTTTCCTGTTTGGAGAGAGGGCCTTGGTTAATATTCTCCCTGTGCTGAACCCGATCATTGAGAAGATTTGGGGAACAAAGACTGAGACAAAATAGCGTGTTTTGTGCCGGATGCGCTGCCCCCGGCCTACTACCAGGATCAGGCACAGGAATACCAAAGCCTTTATCATCGAGAACCACCTCCTTTCAGGACGCTGAGAAGAATAGATAGCCTATCCACCAAGTGTGGAAAAGGTTACAGGGGAGTCTCGGCTCCCCTAGCTAATCCGTTTATACTTTGATACTCCCATCATTTGAGCAAAAATCCAAGGGGCAAATCTGCCTAGATTGATATGTAAAGTTTCTGCTGTCATCCAGACTACATACCAAAGAGTATCCCATATTTTAAAGTATTTCATCCCTTCCCTCCTTTATACCTTGGGCATCCTGGGCCTGGTTTTTCCTCGTGATTAGGCATAAGATTATTATAACACTCAGCCCTAAAGAAATCAGCGCGTTTCAGTAGGGGACAATTTAGGCTACAGTTGCCATGCTCTGTAATCTCCGGCACAATTATCTCAACCGTGAACTCTGATTCCTTGAGGGCTGCGGTGGCAATCTCTTTAATCCTGCTCAAAATGTAATTAGCATTTTCTAGTGTCTCTTGGTCATCTGTGTATAACAGAATATCTTTCAACGCTTCAACTGCGCTCATGGCTTTCCTCCTTCGATGATAGCTATGTCCTCTTCCATTATCTGCTCCGCTATCCTATCAGCCTCCTTCCACTTTTCCTCCTCCTCCATCTCCTTAATGATGGAGAGGGCTTCATTGGCTAAATCTTCTATTCTATCAAGGTCACAATGATATATCTTAGCGTCAATCACCCTAATTTTTATTGCAAGCAACTTCTCTTTAATCTGCTGTATCTTTTCCATGTGCCTCCTTTACCTTAAACGATATACACCACACCCATGGATCACTTGACCACGGATGTTTTTTGCCGTTTATGGAGTCCCAAAGAGTTTTAAACCATTGCCTTGCTGTATCCATAGAAACGGGATCATAAGTCTTAGTTAAATCATGGTTGCTCCAATCCCATCCCTCTCTTTGTGCGGCTCCCTCTCTGATCTCCTGTAACCTCTCAACCTTGATATCTGTCACCTCCAGATTAATTCTTGAGGCCCAGCGGGGCATGAAGATGGAGGGTCGCCATTTAAGTGGGTAATCTCCATCAGGCTCAGGGTTATCAGTAGCTTTATAAATCGTTCCGCCTGTTGGAATGCCTTGCTCTGTCTCGGTTATCCATGTTTCCCGCACCCATAACCTTTGACCGATTTGATAGGGACATTTAATATCCGCATATTGCATCTTATTGGTAGCCTTTAAATATCTTGCAAAATGATAAAAAGGAAGATTATCAGAATGGATAAAATTAAAAGTGGTGTGAATCTCTTTTATTACTCTCCTTGTCATTGTCTTTCTACCCTCAAGGATTGCCCTTACCATTGCGCCTGAAAATAAAATCGGTTTTTCTTTAATCTTTTCCATGTACCTCCTTTGCAATCCTCCATGCCTCTTTAACTGACAGTCTGTAATGTATCCTGTACGGTTCTGGGATAGTGCCTTTCGGCTCCCATTCACGCCATACGATCTTAAAAAATAGGATGATTTTTCTCATTCTGAAATCCTGCATTTCCCCTCAAGCCTTAACGTACACTTCTTGCACTCGGTTCTTAATATCTCTTTCTTTGCTTTAGGGCAATCTATCATTTTAGCAGGGCTGATCTTTTTCATTTCTCACCTTTGCAATGTTCTCTAATAATGTGACAATGATAACACTTCCATTTAGCGTTTGACAAAACATCTCCCCCTTTTCTCCTTGGGGCTATGTGCGCTACATGACCACAGGTAAATACATTAAATTGCCCTTCTGGATCTCGGAGAGGGGCATACTCTTTGCATTTCTGGCATATACCCTGATAGTGTTCAAAGACTTCCTGCCGAAAGGCTGTATATGCTTTACCTGTGAGCAAGACAGGTTTTGGGGGTTTGGGGTCTGGGGTCACTTTTTTATCCTACTCGGCAAAATATAGTTCCCTATTTCATCTTCCGGCACATATTTGCGGATACGAAATTTACTGCCAGGATTGTTTTTTCCCCATTTCTTTTTTTCTATTCTAACATCTTCTCTTGTTAATCCTACACCCACAGTAGGATTCCATTTACTGGCATCTTCCCAATCCATTTCTACTACCCAAATATGTCTTTTCATCGTTTTATCCCCATAGCCTCATAATAGCGATCTTCTGGATGAGGCAAAACAATCCCCTTGTTAATCGCATCCTTTTCAATGTCTTTTCATCGTTTTATCCCCATAGCCTCATAATAGCGATCTTCTGGATGAGGCAAAACAATCCCCTTGTTAATCGCATCCTTTTCAATGTCGTTCAGATATTCCGTAAACTGTGTAACTGTTGCGGTTGTCGTGCTTGTGAGATTAACGACTTGGATATGCAGGTTATCCGCTTCAAGGTGCAATTCAGATTCATGGACTTTCCTTATTGATTCAATCATCCCGGCATATTCTTCATTGTCCCGTTCATAGATTCGGACCAGGAATTTATCCTTGCACCAGTAATGTACTTCATCCTTTGTCAATCCCATTTCTCCGGCTATGATAGTAATCCACGTCCAATAAAGGGAGTTTTGGGAGGCTGACCGATCCTTTTTGTGTTCCCTGATAATGACCTCATGCAAAGGCTCAAGGGGTACGCTCCCGATAAATGCAATGGCGTTATTCTTCACTTCGGGGTTACGGATTATAAATGTGTGCTTCATCGGCTTTTCTCCATCAGGTTCTTTGCGTATTCTTCAAGATCCATTCTATCCCCTACTTTTCTCATCCCTATAATATCGTCTGATACGGAATGTCTCTTGGGGATATTGCTTTCTTTGTTTTTTAATTTCTTTCCTTGCTTCTTTTCTGCAATTAAAAAAATCAAAAGCATGAAATCTACCATCATCCCGTAGCCATTCTGCACCCCAAGTATATTCAATTATAGTCATCACTTCCCTCTCCCTTCCTCTAATACTTCCTTATAAAGTTTTACCATCAGCTTTGTTCTACAAAATCCGCACCAACAAAAGCCAATATATCCTTCATCTGTGACCTCATTGAATTGATATTTCTCAAGATAAAGATGACCGCAAGAACATTGACAAGGATAAATGACCTTTATTTCGTTTTCAGATTTTTCCACGGCCTTCCTCACTAACTTCATCCTGTTCAGGATAGTCTTTTATTAATAGCCCTGTGCCATGACATGCGGGACAGTCAACATCTTGGAAACTAAACGGTTCGTTTAGGTCGATTACGGGTATTTTTTTATCCCCCTCACAATACGGACAAGGTTCGTCTTGGATTATTTCTGTCATTGCAAGCTCCTAAGTTTGGTTTCCACCTCTGCAAGCTCCTGGCAGAAGGATTCAAGCCTGACTTTCAACTTAGAGATAAATTCGTCATTACGCGGAACCCGGATAAGAAATGGTGCAATCCCAGGATAGTACGAAAAGAAATCTACCCATTGCCTACCTGTGCAAAGGAGTTGCCCCATGACCTGCTGGAAGTAATCCGTTGGAAGTTCCTGTTTAAGAAGATAACCGACATGAGTTGCCATGTTCGGAGACTTTATTTCAAGACATCCATCAGGTTCAATCAGCCCATCAGGTGATGCACAGTAAAGCATCCTATCATCGTAAAAGCATATCCCTACCTGCTTAATCTCATTGCCTGTTATGAACTCATAAAGCTGTCGGGCCTCCCCTTCAAGCTCAGTTCCCCGCTTCATGGCCTCATTCTGGTATGTTTCGGCTTTAGTACCTAACAGTCTTTCTCCAGCCAGGGTGTGCATATACTTTTCAGCCTGTTTTGATGGTTCGCCTTTGGTCGTGATAAGCATATCAAAGTTTGATGCTGACGGCCTCCCTGCCCTTTGTTTATACCATTCCTCTGACTGTTGGGTAATATCGAGAGCTATCATTTCTTCGCCTTCTTTTTGGCTTCAAACGCTGCCTTTGCCTTGCCGTAACTGCCTAATGGGATTTCTTCAATCTTTTCAACTGCCATGTATTTTAGGAAACCTTCAAGGCTCGCTTCGGTATTGGTTATAAGATCGTTAAGCTCTTTGACCATTTCAGGGGTGATAAATCCTGTCCCCGCGCCATTACCATCATCGTTAAGATTAGCCTCTCTTGAGACAAGCCCTGTTACAGCCTCAAAGGTGGCAATCTTCAAATAAGTCATAGCGCTTTTGATCTGCTGGATAGGGTTCTTACTGCCTGATGCGTCAACCGGCCCTGTCATTGTAACCGTCTCTGAATGACCCATTGAATGGGTCAAGATGCAAGAAACAGACACCTTACCATCTGTCCCCTGGGGATAATCCCATCTATGAGAAAGGCCGTATTTACTGAGTTGCGGAATAGTAGGATTTACAAGGGCGTCTATAGAGCTATATTTCGAGTTGTACTGTTTATTAGTTTTATCCTTGTAAATATCGGGGGGATCGGCCTTGAAGTCTGCCATTGCCTGGGTATAAGCCTTTTTTGCCTCATTCGCTTCATACCTTATTTGCAGGTCTAAAAGCCTCTCAAGCTGCGTTAAATCTGTACCCTGCTGAACTGCCATTGCTATCATGGCTGCGGGTGATTGTACTGTTAATGCTGTCTCTGTCATTTCTTCCTCCATATCCGTTTCCACCAGGGCCGCTTCAACTTCTCATTCTCCAGAATCAAGGGCAGAATTAGGCCGAGCTTCACTTTTGTCCATTCCTTCTTGATATCCCTGTGCCGTCCGTGGTATTTACGGGTGTTAATTATATTGGTCAGGTTGTCGATCATTAATTCATGTTCTGTGTTCATTCACACCTCCCCGTTACGCATCCTGTATGCTGTTTTACGATTTCTTCCACTTCATCCTCCGGCTCAATGGATTTCTTTTCTTCAACCGGCAGTTCCATGTTGTCCTTCGGCCCTGTCCATATATCAGACAGTATCTTCTGAAATGGGTTTGCAACATGATCGTTCATTTCTTTTTCTCCATAATATTTGCAAGAGGTTACATTATATAAGCTATCCATCTCAATCTCTGCCTCAGTCGCAGGGCATTTGTGTCTGTGGCAACAGGAGCAGCAGAGCATGATGGGTTTCATTTGTTCTCCAGTAGCTTATTTGCAGCGGCTGTGAGTTCTTTCAATGTGTGGTGGTGTTTTGCATAGATAACATTGCATGTCCCTTTTTGGACACATAAGAAAAACACATCCTTGGACCCATAATTATTAATATTAATGCAACATCCAACAGCATACCCTTGATATGCCTTGCTCAGATCATCCACCATCTTCTTTATGCGTCTCATCTTCCCTCCAATCCCTCAATCCCGTTCCTCTCCCTGTCCTCGTCTAACACCATGCCGATACGCTGATAGTCTTTAATCGTGAACTGCCATGCCTGTACTATAAACAATCCGGCGAACCACAGGATAGTAAGGGCAAGCAGGAAGATGATAAGCTGTTCAAGTTTCGTTTTCATAGTTCACTCCTTAGTTTATCTGCACATTCATGGCAGATTCCGTGGCTATTAGGATAATCTGAAAAGTATAAATGCTTCTGACACCATCCGCAACGCACGCTATACCGTTTAGATTTAATCCTGGCCCCTCCGCAAGCCGTCAATTCCGTAGTCTGGCTGTCTACTTGCGTTTCCTTGGAAAGACTTGTGCCATTCAGGGCAGGAGTAAGAGCGCAATCAGCATTTGTACTTTGTCCGATCATGATATTTGGGATTCTCAATCTTACTCTCCTTGCTTGGTTGTTGATAATGTGCTGCATGGGTGATTGCCGCCTGATTGCGCTCCTGAATGGAGCCGCTGCTTATACCAACCGGGGCAACGGCATTACCCGTCAGACAAAAACATTGCAATACATTTGTACATGCCCTATCCGTCTAACCTTTCGTTTTAACCTGCAAGCTCGTCTGAGGAGATGGAGGATCAGGGGTTCGGCTTCAAGGGCTACGATTACAAGGATGCCGGTGTGCCATTGGCCTTGTCGTGCAGGCGAGTAACCGTATTGGAAAATATTATTGCATAAGTCATATTTCTTTGTCAAGATTTATTTTCAAGAATTTTATGTAAAAGAAAAATATTGACAAACTTAGATGGATTTTATATATTCTATCTATGAGAATCAAACACGAAAAAATAAAACAACTAATTAAGGCAAAGGGATCAGTAGAAGAATTTGCTCTTCGAATGAGATGCAAACCTGCTTGGCTATACTATATCCTTGAAGGTAAACATAGTCATACATTTAAAACTGTTGAACGAATAGCAAAGATGTTGGGATGCAAAGCTATTGATCTTATTGAGGAATGATATGAATATACAAGAATTTAAAACAGAATATACTGATTATAAGTTATATCCATATAAAAAAGAGAATGTGTTTTATTTAGAAACTGGTTATGTATATTTTCTATGTGATGATAGCTATGAAATAAATTATATTGGATCTACTGAGAATTTATATAAAAGAATAAGCGCACACGCTTTAAGGAGAATGTATAAATTAGAAAATATTTATTATATAATTGTAGCTGATGAAGATAGAATAGCTACAGAAAAATTATTTATCAGTCTATTAAATCCTATTCGCAACTGTCATTATAATGTTGATAATTATCCTATATATAAACCATGTAATCCAATAACGAGTTATCTAAAAGCACAATTAGGAAGAATGCAATACCAAGCATATAGAAAAGAAAAAAAATTAGCACAACAAGCGACACAGCGAGGCTGAAAGGACTATAATGAGCTTAGACGTACATTTAATGAAAACAGAACCGCACCAAATATATTGGGCCAATATCACACATAATTTGAATACTATGGCTCAAAAAGCCGGAATTTATAAAGAGCTATGGCGGCCCGATGAAATAGGCATTACTAAAGCTCACCAGCTTATAGAACCTTTAACGCAGGGATTAAAGAAGCTAAAAAAATCTCCTGCCAAATACAAAAAGTTCAACTCTCCTAACGGTTGGGGAACGTATGAACACTTTGTGCCATTTGTTGAGAAATATTTACAGGCTTGTATAGATAACCCTGAAGCAGATGTGGAGGTGGATAGGTAATGGAAGCAACATTAAAATTCAATCTACCCGAAGAACAAAACGATTTTGACATTGCATGTAAAGCTATGTCATGGGCTTTAGTAGTATGGGATATGGATCAGAAGTTAAGGAACTGGATTAAGTACGGCGATGAGGACGGGGTTTATACAAGGGACAGGGTGTATAACATTGGCAGATCAGCAACCGAGTGAAATTACATATGACGAATGGATGAAGGAAATATCTTCTCCAAAAGTTATCGTACAATGCCCTGAATGTGGGAGTGTGTATGTTAACTCATTCAACCCTCACCAATGGCGGTGCGCAGACTGTGGCCGATATTTCTCTAAACGTAAAAGACCACCAAGGCAGGCCAATTATTACACCGATCAGACCTGCCCGGAATGTCATGGTCACAACATACTGAGTAAAGGTAGATATTGGGTTTGTGACGATTGCAATAGGTGGTTTATCAAGAAACCACGCATTTTCAGCAAATGTTGAAAAGGGATGAATAAATGAAAATATTAAATCTATATGCAGGAATAGGTGGTAATAGAAAGCTATGGGGTGATGAGCATGAAATAATTGCTGTTGAACTCAATCCTTCTATAGCCCAAATTTATTCTGATTTCTTCCCTAAAGACAAGGTTATTGTAGGGGATGCACACCAATATCTTTTAGAACATTTCAAAGAATATGATTTTATATGGGCAAGCCCTCCTTGTCCTACACATAGCAGAATGAATTATTTACACAACATAAAAGGCAATCAATTACGTTATCCTGATTTAACTCTATATCAGGAAATAATCTTTTTAAGGAGTTTCTTTAAAGGGCGGTACTGTATTGAAAACGTGATGTCATATTATGAACCCCTTATCACCCCTCAAATGATCGGAGGTCATTATTTTTGGGCTAATTTTATAATACCTAAGTTTGCTGACAGGCTGAAGGTCAGAAACGATAAGGGATGCACTTTGGATATAAAAATGAAAGCTAAAGATTTTAATATAGTTAATTTTTATAATTATGATGGAGATAAAAGGACATTGCTTAATAATTGCATTGAACCAGAACTAGGATTGCACATACTAAATGAAAGCACAAAGGGGACACAAGGAAATTTATTCATAGAAGGAAATAAATGAAACCACCAAGGGAAATATTCTGCCCTAGATGCAACAAAAAGGTGATGGAAGTACGGGGGCAGATAGCACCTGATACTGTGGCGGTATGTGGTAATTGTTGGCACTTGTATGTAAGTGCATACAATCTCACACACACCAAGCCCAAATATGCTTTTCCAAAAGAAATTGAGGCGTTGTTCGGTAAATTCAAATGACAAAAAGTATCAATACACCTAAATTTATTAGTACTATTGAGGATAAATGTCAATAAATCTACACAACATGGATTGCATGGAAGCAATGGCACAGATGCCGGACAAGGCGTTTGAGCTTGCTATTGTAGATCCTCCGTATTTTAAGGGAGTTGCTACAGAGGGTTTTTATGGGGGCGCAAAATGGAAACAAGGGACGGCTCTTGCTAGACGATACAAAACCATAACACAATGGGATGATAATATTCCTGATGAATCATATTTTAAGGAATTATACCGAGTAAGCCAAAATCAAATTGTATGGGGTGTAAATTATTATAGTAAATTTATCCATGACGTAGGCCGAATCATTTGGGATAAAAAGAATGATTACTCTACATTTTCAAAAGCAGAAATAGCTTCTTGTTCACTTTTTGATAGTGTACAAATATTTAGATATACATGGAACGGGATGATTCAAGAAAATATGTTAAATAAAGAAAACAAGATCCACCCCACCCAAAAGCCCGTTGCCCTCTACAAATGGCTTCTAACCAACTACGCCAAGCCGGGGGATAGAATACTCGACACACATTTAGGCAGCGGCAGCATAGCTATAGCCTGTTACGACTTGGGCTATGACCTTGAAGGGTATGAGATAGACCTAGAGTATTACAACGCAGCCACGGCCCGATTTGATGCCCACACAAGGCAGCAAAAGTTATTTGCGCCACCCCAAGCAAAACAGATACAGGAGGAGTTTAAATATGTGTGACTTTACGCACCTGTTAGCATCAATACAAGATGCAATGGACAGTGATTTACCTGATAACGTGGATTTTCTTGTTCAGGAAAAGTGTACAGAACAGGAAAAAAAACGGAGCATAGAACCTGATGACGGCTACTGCATGGATTATGGACATGATAAAAACGCTTGATTGCCCTATAAAAGTATGATATAAGGAGCTTGGGAAAATACGATATGATAAATAACTTTGATGATAATAAAAGACCTTGGAACACCACCCGAAAGGGCGGGGAGGCTTCGTATCCTCTACCCATTCCAAGGTCTTTTTTTGTTCTCAAGGGGTGAAATATGAGATCACGAAACATTAAACCAGGCTTTTTTAAAAATGAGGATTTAGGCGAATGTAAATTTGAAGAAAGAATACTTTTTATTGGGCTGTGGTGCATGGCTGATCGGGAAGGTTTTTTTGAAAACAGACCTCCTAAAATAGCAGTTGAAGTATTCCCTTATGACAGGAAAATAGATGCAGATCATATAAAATCTATGCTATGTAATTTAATGTCATTACATTTAATTACATTACATGAAATGTACGGGTATATCCCAAATTTTCTTAAACATCAGAATCCTCATCCTCATGAGGCAAAATGTACTGTCCCAACCGATATTCAAAATATCCTTAAAAATCAATGTCATTGCAAGCCGTGTAATGACATGAAATGTAATGCTGATATTCTGAATCCTGATATTCTGAATCCTGATACTATAAATACTGATTGCCAAGAGGTCTTGGATCATTTAAATTTAAAGACAGGTAAAAAATTCACAGACAAGTCCTTTATCCTTTCAAGATTAAAAGAAGGTAAAACCAAAGAACAACTCCTGCAAATTATAGACAACCAGATTGAAGATCCGTACTTTAAGGAAAACCCTAAATTTTTAAATCCTCAAACTTTATTTAGACCAATACATTTTGATAAGTATCTGAACAACGAACCTGTCAAAAAACATCAAATATCTAATCCTCACTCTTGGGGGAATGAGCTACCACATGAAAACTAACGTCCACGACATAGAATGTGCCATTCTGGGGGCTTGCCTCTATGACCCTTTAACCTGCATTGAGCTTGTGAAAGGGGAGATACAAGTTGACGACTTTCATGGAGATTATTGCCGGACAATATTCAGCACCCTTGTTGATATGGAAGAAAACAAGATACCAGTTGACTTGCTGACCATCAGAACGGAGCTTGAAAAGCAGGGCAAGACCGAACAACACTTAATAGACTTCTATACAAACCTTGCTGAACATTGCAGTACATCGGCAGGGATTAAGTATTTCATTGCAGAATTTAAACGGATTCAGTTGCAGGATATAATATTTAACACAATTCCTATCATGGTTTCTCAATATGGAAGTGAGGGCAAGCCGGTTGAAGAGATAGCAGACGAGATAATACACCTAATCAACAAGAGCAAACCAAAACCACAAATACCGATAATAAGTGCAGGGGAAGCAGCAAAAGACACATATAAGCGCATCGAAAGATTAGCCGAAAGTGATAGTCATATAACGGGAATATCAACAGGATTTAGGGATTTAGACAGGAATACAAGCGGTTGGCAAAATGGGGATATGATTGTTCTGGCAGGGCGGCCAGGAATGGGCAAGTCTGTATTAGGCAAAGATATTTTAGAGAAATCAAATGTGCCTTGCTTATTGGTGAATCTTGAAATGAGTACGGAACAGACACAGTTGAGACAACTATCAGGGATAGGCAAGATACAGCACGACAGGATTAGGGCGGGGAGATTGAAAGATAACGAATGGTCTGCCCTTGTTGATGCTATTAATAAACTATCTGCCATGCCATTATATTACATTGATACAGGGCATTTGACAGCCGGTGATTTATATATGCTGATTCAGTATGCAATCAAGAAATATGGTATCAGGCTTGTTGTTGTGGATTATTTGCAGCTTATGACAGGAGCAAAAGAGAACAGGGAACAGGCCATAGCTGATATAAGCCGGACTATTAAAAACACAGCTAAAGAATTTCATATCCCGATAATAGCATTGGCACAGCTTAATAGGTCGTGTGAGGCAAGGCCGAATAAAAGACCCCTTTTATCAGACCTCAGAGAATCAGGCTCAATCGAACAGGATGCAGATGTTGTGATTTTTATCTATCGGGATGAAATGTATAATCAACCAACAGACGAGACAAGGAATGTAGCAGAAATAAACATTGCAAAGGGGAGAAACTGCCGAACTGGATTTATAAAACTGGTATGGAGTGGAGAATATCAGAGCTTTAAAGACTATGAATATCACGAAGAAGATGCACCATATTGGTATGAAAAGGAGAACGATTAATGAAACTAATCCCTGATGAGATCAGCATAGGCCGCATAGGTCTAACAGTAATCATGTTATTTTTTGCTGCCCTGACCTTCGCACTTGGCCTTGCGGTTGGGATAATACAAACAAAGGTGGAAGAAATAAACCCTTTACAGGTAGAAAGAACATACATAACAATAGACAAATCGTATGGGGCTGAGTTTTACGTGGCAGAAGGGGCGTATGAAATAACGAGTCATAAAGAACCAATAACAAAATAAGGAGGTCAAAATGATACAGGTAGTTAAAAGCCAAAGTGAGTTAGATAAATTATTAAAGGAGGCAGATGGTAATTGGATAGAAATAAACATCGAGTTCAGCCATGCCGTACTCAGGGGAAACAGCCATGCCGTACTCTGGGGAAACAGCCATGCCGAACTCTGGGAAAACAGCCATGCCGAACTCTGGGAAAACAGCCATGCCGAACTCTGGGAAAACAGCCATGCCGTACTCTGGCGAAAC